TCGATGAGCAGCGACGGTGCCCACACCTTGCCGGCCGCCGCGGTGAACTGGATGATCAGCCGGTAGCGTTTGCCCACCTGTAGCGCGGTCACCGTCTGGATGAGCTGCGTGCCCTGGATCACGGGTGAGCCCGGATGACCGCTGGCGTAGTCCACACCCGTATCCATCTGCACCAGTTGGGCCGACGGCGCGCTCGGTGTCTCGCCCGTCAGCAGCAACCCCGAGACATCGAATGCCAGCGGCAAGGTCTCGAACGACGACATGGCGAAGACCTCGGGACACACGCTGATGTCGTGGTTCGTGGCGTTGATCGTCGTCATGGTCATGACCATGCTTACCGCCATTCTGCCGTAAAGACCGGCCGCCGCAACTGCGTCGAAAAGATCACCTGGCGCGTGCCGGTATTCTTCAGCAGCACGCGCTGCCGACAATTCGCAAAGCTCGGCGTGCGCGGCGCCGAGGCAAAGCGTGGCGAGCGCGCGTGACACGTCGCAAAGGTGGTGGCCGGCTGGATACCACCCAGTGGGATGACCTGCAGCACCAGCGTGAGGTGTTGCGGCTGGCCAAGAGTGCGCACCAGGATGACGCTCTGGCGCAGCTGTACGCTGCTCGGCTGGCTGACGTTCAGGCCACGAGTCGCGGTCGCGCCCAGAGTGAGCGTTTGCGCCTGAGTGGTGGTGAGCGTACGGAGAAAATGGCGGACCAGATTCAGCACCACGACCTGGGACTGCTGGGCCGTCCGCAACACGGGTACCGCTCGCTGGAGCGCCACGCTGGTGACCTGCTGCAGCGTGCGAGTCAGGCTGACTTGCTGACGCAGCCCGAGCGTCTGTGCCTGAGTCAGGTTGCGCACCACACTCGCCGCCCGACGCAGCGCGACGCTCTGTGCCTGGCTGGCGGTAAGCGTGATATTGAGTCCGACGCGCTGCGCCACGACACTGGCCGATTGCGCCTGCGTCAGCGCCAGCGTGCGGAGGTACAGACGCGAGGCAATCAGCGCGAGCGACTGCGCCTGGGTGATCGCGCGCCGCAGGCTGACCGCACGGGCAAGACTGACGGCCTGGCTCTGAGTGACGCCGCGGACGAAGCCAACAGCTTGGCGCAGGACGACCGCCTGTGCTTGCGTCGTCACCACGCTCAGTCGTGCCTGCGCCGATCGCAGCAGCGCGACGGTTTGCGACTGGCTGATCGCGCGCAGCAAGCCAACTTGCTTGCCGAGGCTGAGTGTTTGCGGCTGAGTAATCGTGCGGGTAACAACCGATGCCTGGCGTAGCGCCAGCGTCTGGGATTGCTGCACGCCACGCACAAGCGCACTCTGCTTGCGGAGGCTGGGCGCCTGGCTCTGGCCGGCGCGACCAACCAGACCGTAGACGCACATCTGCTCGAGTTGGGCGTACGTCTCCGTTTCCAGCGTGGCGTACGTGCCGAGCTCGAGATTCGAGTAGGGATTCGGACCGCACGACACGAAGCTCGCCACGACCTGCTGCGTGGCGGTCACGGCGATCGGATAGGTCGCGGGACCACCCCCACCGGTAAGGCCGGGATTACCGGGCTGCAGATCACCGGGACGGCTGGTGGAGGTACCGACGCGACCAGTCAGTGGCATCTTAGGTGTTGAGCGTAATGCCCCACTTGGCGGACAGATACTGGGCGATCAGGGTTCGTTCAGCCGCGAGCAGCGAACGGTTGTAGATAAGCAGCTCCGCGATCGTGCCCGAGTACCACGGAGCGGCGCCGTTCACGTTGCCGATGACCGGATTCGTCCATGCCATCGCGGCTGTGCTCGCGTTCGTATTCGTGCTGATGAGCATGTTGTTGCGCTCGTAGAGCACCTGGCGACTGGGAGCGAGGGATGCCGTGAGGCCGATCAGCACCGGGTTGGCATTGAGCAAAGTCAGCGGAAATGTCGGCGCATTGGCATTCCATTCCCACGAGCCAGCCGTATAGTTGCGATAGACGTTGCTGGTAGCAGGTGCGCTATCCAACAGACCTCCTATACTCGCCGTCGTGGGCTGAAAAACGCAGAAGAGCGTGTTGTTGTTGCCAGCGGAGAACGCGCCTGGCAAGCTCATCACTGACGAGGTGCCGTTGAAGCTCACCGCTGGTCGGCCATTGATCGACGAGACCAGATATGTCGGCTGGTTGGCACCCGTCGCCTGGCTCAAGTTATTGCCGTTGCCGCTGAGATCCGGCCAGGACGAGACACTCGCACCATTCGAGATACCGCTGATTCGGTCAGCCGCGTACCAGGCGATCAAGTTCTGGATGCTTTGCGGCGAGAAGGAGGAATCAGCCGCGTAGCGCACTGGTCCCGTTGGCCAGCCCCGCAGTCCGTAGCTCACGCGTCCTCAGAAGTCCCCGCCGTGTGCCACGACATCGAAGCTCTCGGCATTGTTGGTGCCCGCTTTCAGGATGTAGCCGCTTGGCAAGACTTCCACCGGGTACGTGTCGGTCCGCGCGAACTCGTAAAAGAAGGCTTGCACCGTGCCACTCGGCGTCGCCGCCGTCACCGGAATCTCCCTGATCAGACGGATGTTGGCCGCGCCGTCATCGATAAACAGGCGCACCATGCCCGCCGTGGTGGTGCTCGTGGCGCTGATGGTCACGCGATCGATGCGCGTGCCATTGGTAGCCCCCGTAGCGACCGAACCGAGCGTGCCAGTGCCGTCGCGATTGGTATTAGCCGTTGCGATGCGCGCCGAGCTGATGTGCGGCGTAAGCGTGAAGATCGGCGATGTGTTGGCCGGCACCTCAGTTCCTCCTCATGCGAATGTGTTCGCCAGATAAACCTTCAATCCAGGACTCACCGCAGCGATCCCAATTAGCGCTGACAACCCCACGTTGGTGAGTACCTGGGCGACTGTCGAGCCCGAGGCAAACGCAAACGCAGTCTGAACGCCGGCGTAGGCTTCGCTCGCCCGCAGCACAGTCAACGAAGCCGTGCCCTGACCGCCAGTTACGGTCATTAGCTCGGTATTCGTGTTGTCAGTAACCGCGATCCGATACGTACCCGTCGACGGGAACTTGCCGACATCAGCATTCTGAATCACCACCGTCGTGGCCGAGTTGGTGATCGCGCCGTTGAGCGTGCTCGAGGCACCGTTCGCCAGAACTTCGGCCATCAGGTCACCAGCACCAGCCCCAATTCGCTCCCGTTGAGCGTTACCTAGACGTACTGCACACGGGCCGTGAACTGCACTGAGTCGCCGTTGTTGAGCGCCTGCGAAAGACCGTCGAAGATGGCGTACAGCACACCACCGGCTGGCGGCGAGCCGCTGCCCGCGGCATCGAAGATGCCCACGTTGGTGATCGTCTTGGTGCCGTTGGCGGTCAGCGTTCCGACAATCTGATGTGTGTCATTGGCGTTGGTGGTGGTGAATTGCGACGAGGTGCCCGACACGCGCGCCTCAGTAGCCGGCGTGGACAGATCGGTGCTCGCCGCCGAACCAGCCACCGCGCCGGTACCCCAACCAACAAAGTGGGGCTCCGTCTGCGTCGGCGTCGCGCCGAACATACGACCGCTGATTACGGCTTTTCCGACCGAGGGGACGAGTGATGCCATTGGTAGTAGGCCTCCTTCAGCCTGTCGAGAATCGACTGTTCGTGCTGACTGCGGCTCTCCGAGCCGAAGGTCGCAATCTCGCCGAGGTCCTCGACGGTGCGATAGCGACACGTGAGCGGGCACTTGTTGGCGTGCGCCTCGCAGGCGCGGATGATCTTTGCGCTCAGGCTGCCCGAGGTCGGCTGTGGCGTCTCGGTCACGGTTCGAGCCTCCGCACGCGCAGCGCGAGCAACAAGCGGGTGAACGCGGTCACGCTGGTGACCGAAAAACGCAGCACGTCGCCGCGGTTGATCTGCTGCGTCCAGCCTGCCAGCGTGGTATCCGCCGCATAACGCGCACTCGAGATCGTGGGCGGCGCGCTGGCAACGATGCTGGTGAACACGGGCGCCGTCGCGCTCGCGTAGGGTGACTTGTCAATGCCGAGCACCACCGAGCCGGTGGTGCCGTCGAACTCGTGTACGTACGAACCCGTGATGAGCCCGTTGAAGTCGACGTGGATGGCCGCCTTGATACCCGTGGTCAACACGTTGGCGCCGTCGCCGATCAGCACGTTGACGGTATCGATCTCAGCAAGCTGGGCACCGACCACGCTGTGCGACCACGAGGCGATGGTCATGATGTCGTCGATGAGCTGGGTGCGCGTGTCGCGCGACATGCTCATGTGAGGCTGGCCTCGTACTCGCGCAGGACCTGCTGATCGGCCGCCACATTCGTGGCCATCGCCGCCAGCCCACCTCCCAGATAGGTGATGCGCTGCGAAAAGCCGCGATCATCGACGCTGATCTCCAGCGACTGCACCCACACGTTTTCGGCGAGTCCCAGTGAGCCGACGATGCCGCCCACGGCACCCTGCACCAGGTGGGTCTGTGACAGGCCGAAAGCATCGTCGCGGTAGGTCTCCACCCAGCCGGTGACGAACTCGCGGTTGTATTCGATGGCGAGCGCGTTGGCGATCGTCTCGCAACTGACACCCGTGGGTGCCTGATAGACCGTGCCGGTGGTGTTGTCCTGACGTTCGATCATGTCAGATGACTGGGCATACGTGCGCTTGATGGTCGCGGGCTGGTAGGCATTCGACTCCTGCAAGCCGAAGTTCATCGGACCCGCCACGCCGCGATCCTGACCCTTGACCACGAAGTAGTTGCGCGTGTTGGTGATGGAGCGCTGGAAGTTGCCGCCGAGGATGTCCATGCCCTCGGTCAGCGTGAAGTCGGGTGCGCCGGTGCGCGGTCGACCACCCACCAGCAGACGGAACACCTGCCCGCCGAGCGTCTCGAAGGTGCGATAGCGACCACCCGTCACCTGGCAGTCGATAGCGTCGTAGCGCTCGATGTAGCTCATGGCGGTCTCGCCCTGGTCGGCCGCCAGCGGGATCTCACCAGCTGCCACGTGCCCGCCGGAGCGCCACATAAACGCCGACGGCAGCACCCCGCCACCGTAGCTCACCCCGCTGTCGTGGATGTTGGCGGCGGTAAACGGCACATTGGCTTTGGTCAGCACTGCCTGGATGATCGGGCCGGCCGTCCCTGCCAGCGTCCCGCCCAGCAGATCCCAGAGGAACAAGCCGCCCGCGCCGGTGTACGGGTTCCAGGCGGTCTCTTCGCCGTTTTCGTACTCGATAGCGCGCTGCAGGTAGCCGCGGGCGACAGTGGTGCAGGCCTGCGGGTTGTCCTGATACTGGAAGTCGCGGATGAGCCCCACGAAGCGCGTGATGTTGTTGCCCGCGCCCATCACGACGGTGAGCACCTGATCGTAGTCGGAGCCGCTCGGACGCGCCGGGGTGGTGATCTGACATTCGCCGGTGCGCATGTCGAAGCCGTAGCTGATGCGCGCGGAGCCGATGTTGGTCCACGTCGCCGACGGCGTCGAGGCGGTCACGCTCACCTGGCGCACCTGCGCTTTTGCGCCATCGACGGTGGTGATCGTGCCGCCCGGCGGGATGAGCCAGAACTCGAGCGTGGCGAGGTGGATGTCGGCAGGCGTGACGCGATCACGCTGCAGGCTGACGAAGACGACGGTGACGCCACTCGGCTCCTCGCTGTAGACCAGCGAGCCCTGGCTTCCTACCAGCGTCTCGAATTGCTTGAAGGCGCCATACGAATCGAAACGACCCCGACCCCGAATCTTGGTCACGGATTTGCCGACGATGTCGACCACGCTGGTGGTGGCATTGGGAATCACACGCTCGCTGATCGTCTGGCGCGTCTCGCGCGTGGGCGGGTCGACCAGCAGATGGAAGGTGAACGCGGTGCCCGAGCCAGGCCCGGTCGACGGCGTGTACGTCGCCATCAGGCGGTCGCACCCGTCAGCGTCGGCCGCGCGCCGCGCGTGTTCACGCTCTGCACCGCCGCGTGGATCGCATCCGCCACCGCCTGGCCGGCGATGCCGGCGATGTTCTGGTAATCGGTGTCGGTGAGCGCGCCGAACCCGCCTCCCATGATGACCTGGAGGCTCTGGATGGTGAGCTCGTAGGTACGCGACGCGGCATCCTTGGCCGCCGTCGCTACCTGGCTGAGCAGGTCGATCTGCTGTTTCTGATACTCCTCTGGCTGCAGTGCCTGAGCCTGCTGTAGCGCCAGCTCCCGCTGCGCGCGCTGGATGTCCTCGACGTTGCGCGCGTATGGCACCTCGGCGATCTGCGCCTCGACACCAGCTTGCTCAAGGCCTGGCCGCCGATACTGCAATTCGGCGAGCTGCTGGACGGCTTGCATGCGCGCTTCCCAGTCGGCGAAGGGATTGCCGGCGATCGCCTGTAGCCGCTGCATCTGCAGGTTCATGTCCTGCAACGCGCGCGTGGCGGGCAGCCCCTGCTCCTGCATGCGGAGCTGGGCCTGAGACGCCTCGTTGAGCAGCTCCACCAGCCGCTCATTGGTGGGCAGCATCTGCAGGCGGATCCGCGCCTCGTCTGCGGTCAACGACAGTTGTTCCGACTTGTAGTCGACCAGCGTGCGATTGGCAGCAACCTCGTTGGCCAGCGCCTGGGCCAGCACCTGGCCGCCGGCGGCGATCTGCTCGACCGTCTGCTGACGCGCCGCCAGGTAATCCTGCTCCTGAGCGGCGTACTGGGCAGCCTGCTGCTCGGCCGCTTGCATGGGTCCGGTGCGGATGTCCGCGAGCTGCTGGTCAACCTGCACCAGCCGCTGCTCGGCCTCGGTCTGGTCGACAATCGCGCCCGTCTGGAGATCGATGTAGTCGCCGCTGAACACGTCCCGCGCGAGACCCGCCTGCCGATCGCGCATGGCGCGGTCGTTGTTGGCCAGCAGGTCCTGGCCTGCGGCCAGGGCGTCCTGGATCGGCTTGCCGATATCCGGATATGCGGTGTTCATACGCGCCACGAGCTGGTTCAGCAGGTCCTGCTCGTGCTGGAAATTCTCGTCGCTCATACCGCTGAGCTTGTTGTGCTCGAGCGTCTGCGCGTTCAGGTTGCCGAACGCGGTCGCCAGGCTATTGACCGCGCCCAGCATGTTGCCAAGGCCGGTGAGCACGCCCGGCCCAACGGTCGTGACGAAGTTGTCCCACTCGCCGCTCAGCTTGCCCTGGGCCTCGCGCAGCTTGTCCAGCGCGGGCGCGGTCACGCCAGCCTCATTGCCCATCTGCTGGAGCGCCGCCTGGTAGCGCAGCGTCGCCTGCTCAGCCGGTCCGAGCTGATTGAAGACCTCTGCCGTCGCGCCACCCAGCTCGTTGAAGGCGATGTACCCGGCATCCAGTTGCAGATTGAGCGCCTGTGCCGCTTGAGCACTGCCGCCGAGTGCAGCGGTCAGCAGGTTCATGGTCTGCGGCAGGTCGATGCCCTTGATGCGCGACAGCAGCACGGCCATCGCGTCCAGCCCCTGCGTCTGCGTCGGTCCGAAGCCCAGATTGCGTCCGAATTGCTGCGCGGCGGTGCCGGCTTCGAGCATCGCCGTCTGGGCCACGCCGGCCTGCTGCGAGACGGTGGAGGCCCAGCCCTGGAAGGCGGTGGCGTTCTGGCCGAGCACGATCGAGTTGTCGCGCATCGCTTGCTGAGCCTTGATCGAGTCATCGATCAGCGCGGCGAAGAACTCGTGCAGCAGTGTGCCTGCCGCACGGTACAGCGAAAAGCCAATGCCCACACCCGCCAGCGCGCCACCGAAGCGCAACATGCTCAGCGTGCTGACGCCTGCTTGGTGGCCGAGCTCCTTGGTGTCATCGGCAGCCGCACGCAAAGCAGCGATCGCCTGCGGCGAAGCCTGCTCGATGCCCGGAATCGCGCCGCCCGGTCCAATTGCGCGAGCGCGCTCGCGAATCAACTGCTGGAACTGGCGCTCCTGATTGGAGCGCAGCTGGTAAAGCTGGGCTTGACGCTGCGGATCATCTTCAGGCGCGAGCTGCTCGGTCGTGCCCTGGCGCGTCACCTGACGCTGGAAACCCGCTTCGATGCGCTGTGCGCGCGCCTCCTCGGCCGCTGTCGCACGCTGCTCCGCGGCGAACTCTCGCTCGGCGGCGGCATTCAGCCTGGCGTACCACTCGGTCTGCTGTTCGCGTGCGGCGTCGAGCCGTTGCTGAACCGGGTCCACGGCACCGGCGAGACCACGTTGTTGAGCCGACATCAGCGTGGCGAAAGCCAGCGACGGCTGACCACCGGCGGGTGGTTCGGCAGCGGTACCCGTGATGCCAAAGGTTTCTGGGGGAAGCGTCGGCGGCGCGCCGAGTTGAGCCTTGATCGCCTGGACTTGCGAGCGATACGCCTCGAGCGTCTGCGGCATGTTCTGCATCGCCTGACGCAGGGCGTTGTTCAACGCATCCTGCACGCCGCTGATCTGCTGCTGCGTCTGGTTGACTGCCTGCTGGGTCTGATTCAGCGCATTCGAAACCTCTTGTGCGCCACTCGTGTCGCCGATGGTGCGAATGGTGATGTCGACTTCTTCGTTAGTCGCCACGGCTTAATCTTTTCTTTACCGAGGGCCGGTAGGATCCTGGACGAAATGGAGGAGACCCATGAAAGTTCTTCTGCTTGTTCTGGCGTTCTTCGGAGGCGCCCTGGTACTTGGAAAAGAGCCATCTCTGGTGTTGTGGCTCATCGCCGGCGTCGTGTATTTCCTGCCGTGGTTGGTCGCCCTGGGTAGGGGTAAAGCCAACACCGTCTCGATCTTCCTGTTGAATCTGTTCCTTGGCTGGACGCTGGTCGGCTGGGTGGTGTCGCTGGTGTGGGCGACCACGCAAGACTCGCCCACCGTCGTCACCGCGTAGCTCAGTCGTCATCGATCTCCACCACGTCATCGTCCGGCCCGAGCCCGGCCCACGCCTGGGCGACCTCGCCCTCGACGGCGAGCAGGCTGAGCAGGCTCTGGCGCCGGTCGGCGTCGATATCCTCCCAGTACAGCGGGCTGGTGCCCCCAAAGCGATCGGCGAGCAGCACCGGCACGTACACCGTGGGTGGTCCTACCCCGCTCCGGAGTTCTGGGCGACGCCGTTGATCCGAGAGGAAATACTTGAGCTGGCGTCGCGTGCTTTTGGGATGGCGGCCGAGTCGGCCATCGCCTCGACGTAGCGCAGCACCACCGTATTCAGGATGTCGATGGGCAGGTCGCGGGGACCGAGTCCGTCCTTCGGCAATGGCAGCGGCTTGCCGTCCTCGTCGAGCAGATTCCAGCCAAGGACGATCTGGGAAAACGCCGTCCAGAAAATCTCGCGGTCCTGGTTGAGAAAATCGTCGTAGGTTCTGGCGCGCACGTTCAGGCGCATGTCGATGAACCAGCCGTCGTAGCCGATTTCGCCAAGATGGATCTTGACGGTGTGGATCGGCATACCGGCCGCAGCTTTGGTGGGCATCAGCTATTCGGGTCCAGGGTGCAGTCGCAATCAGCAAAACGACGCTGGTGATTGAGGAAGACTTTCTGCTTGAAGTTGACGCGATCGAACCACTCCGGGCGAGTGACGAAGTTGTCTTCGGGCCAGCTCGTGCCGTGGATGCACGTCACCCAGCCGCGATCGCGTACGGGCGTGAGCCTGTCGCTGAACAGCGTCTGTGGCTGCTCCACGAATTCGGCGATCGACACGCGGCTACAGCGTGTTGATCATCGAGCCGCGCGCCTCCCAGTTGCCGGTCATGGTGACCGCCTGGTTGACGTCGGTGCGCATGCTGTAGTCGACCCAGGCTGGACCGCCGAAGTAGCGCGTCATGATCGCCGAGGTGGGATACAGCGCCAGGTTGGTGCCGTTCAGGCTCTGTGCCGCGGTGCGGATGGTGGTGTCGTCAGCCGCCCAGAAGCCATCGATCGTGCCGCGCGCCGCGGGGAAACCGAGCACGGCGGTCTTGTTAGTCTGGCCGAACTCGGTGACGTCGATCTTGTCGGTCGTCATGTCCAGCGTGAAGGCGCGACAGCCGCCAACCAGCACCGGTGCCGAGATGCCGTCGACCGACATGTACACCAGACCGTTTTTGCCCGCGTATTTGATGGCCATCTCTAGGCTCCTTTGCTGAAGACCGCCTCGCAGTGCTCGAGGTCAGCCAGGACTTGGGCCGCGCGCGCGGCATACGTGTGGGGCGCGACGAGCTCGCGCGCCCGCTGAGCACAACGAAGGCGCCAGTCGGCGTCGTCGAGGGCTGCCCGGAGCAGCGCCTGCAGCTCCTCCGGACTCGTGAAACACGGTACTGCCGAGCCAAAGATTTCTTCGACCTCCGCTCGACCCTGGCTGATCTGGAACAGACCGCAGGCAGCCAGCTCAAAGCTGCGCAGATTGGCGCTTTCAGCCGCCGTATGGTGAGGCACAACGCGTCCGTAGGTGGTGCTGGTCCGAAACAGATTCAGGCCAATCGTTGCCTTGCGGTACAGCCGCAGCGCTTCGGCATTGGGCACACTCGAGCCACGCACGAAGTTCCGCAACCTTGCACGTGACCCGAGCAATCCCCACTCGCCGTACAGACCGAGGTCGATCCCGGTCCAGTCGATCGCCCCGAGCAGCTCGATACGTTCGATGAAACCCGTACCGACGAAGACCACGTCGTGGGAAGGAACGGCGGGGTCCAGCTCTTGCTCGGGACGATGCAGCGGCGGGTAGTACGCGTGCGGCAGATAACCGCCTCGCAGCGTGCGCGCGCTGCCGCGCTCGTTGGTCCAGCACCAGTCCACCAGTTGCGCGACGCGCAGCTGCTGCAGGTCCTCGTAGGGACTTTCGGTGAACAGCACCGCGACTTTCAGGCCGGCGCGTTTCATCAGGATCAGCGCGTCCGGATGCAGATACATGGCGGAGACAACGAAGACCCAGTCGACCTGAAAACGCAGCGCCATCTCGAGTGCTTCGATACCCGCGCGGTACAGCGTGTCCGCCCAGGTCGGACGATCCTCGGGCACGCGTCCGCGTCTGATCCACTGGTTCATGAGCCAGCGGTGCGCCAGCGCAAAGCGCCCCTCGAGCGCGTACAGCTTCAGGTCGACGCCGAGCTGGCGGAAAGCCGCCGCGTAGCCATCTTCGACGTCGCGCGTCGAGGTCGCGGTACCGGCGCCCACCAGCAGCAGTCTCATACCGGGGTGATCTCCAGCGGGTGATCGCAATCCGGCAACAGCGCGCGATGGTTGGCGTAGGACTGATTGGCGTAGGACGCGACATCCTGGGGGGTGAAGACCTCGTACAGGGTCCAGACTCCGGCGCGCGTGGTGCCGTGCGTGCACACGACATCCAGCCACCAGTGCAGAGGGATCTCCTTGGTCGCGGTCCACGTGGCAACCTCGGTGACCGGGGGTGGCGTGTTGAGGGTGAAGGTCAGCAAACAATTCTGATTGCTGCTCGGGTTGTTACCGGAGCTCGCGGTGCTGCTGACGGAAATAGTCCACGTGGTATCCGCGTTCTGGACGGGTAGCGCGCTCACGCTCCACGTGCGCGAGTTGTTGGTGTTGCTAGCCTGCTGCGCCTGGATGGTGTCGCCGATCGCCAGCGCCTGAAAGAGCGGCAAAGCGTCGATACCGGTGTTGTCTTCTGGCCAGAAAGTCAGCTGGGTCGCGGCGCTCCAGTTGCCGGTGTTGGATTCGAACTGACCGCTAGCGGGTGGTGGCGCGCCGCCGCTCCAGGTGTAGGTGCCAACATATTGCTGCGCCGCCCGCGGCTGCACGTGAGGCGACACGGCGGGTGGGTGAGTAGCGGCTGACTGTCGCGAGCGGGGCATGCTACCGCGTGTCATGGCTTGCTTGCCTCCCAACCACATTGGTACCAGCGCGGCGTGCTGAGGCGGGGGTCGCTGAAGCGATCGATCTCGCGAGTGAGGACGAAACCAGCCCGCTCCAGCGCCCGGCCGAGGGTGGTGAGGTCGTAGGCCCACAGATGATGACTGGGTTGGCAGGCCGAAAAGAGCAGGTAATGGCACAGCTCGTCGAGGTCGGTCATGTCGTGCCTGCCGTCGCCCCACTCGAACGGCGCGTCCGCCTCCAGCACATACCGCCGCGCGATCTCGTGGAAGTCGGGCACCACCACGCCGATGCTGGCGCCTGAGACCATGACGCGGAAGCACTCGCGCAGCAGCTCGCCGCCATCGGCGAAGTCGAGGTGCTCGAGGAAGTGACCCATGTACACCTCGGCAACCGAGGCGTCCGGCCAGGGCAACGGTGGCACGCTGATGACGGCATCCACGCCGCGGAATGCCATCGAGTCCACGTTGATGAAGCCGTCGAGCGGATAATCGCCGCAGCCGAGGTTCAGCCGGAGTGTGTCGAGGGCTACTGCCACCACACGTGCTCCTGGTCCGGTCGGGCGATGGCGATCGTCTCGTCGCGCCAGCCGATGTCGCCCTCGGCGAGCTGGGCGGCGTGTACCGCGGCGTCGAAGTCGCCCTCGTAGCGCAAGCCCCACGTCACCTGCTGGGCGATCGCGCGGGGAAACACCAGACAGTCGGCGTCGATGTTGGCGATGACCAACTGCGGCGTGCGCCACACGAAGTCGCGCCACGGCGTGATGGCGCGAAAGAACAATGGCCGTTTGTGGGGCTCCTGGCAAAGCGCCATCCAGATCTTGCGAAAGGCGTGCTCGGCCAGGATGTTGTCGTCCTGCGAAAAAGCGACCCACTCGCCGTGGGCCTGGCGCGCCCCAAAGCTGCGTTGGGGCTGGCCGTAGCAGTTGACGCCACCGTCGTGCTCCAGCCAGCGTACGGCGAGGCCAAGGCTCTCGACCTCGTCGCGCAAGACGTCGAAGCGCTGGCGATCGGTCGCGCCGTGCGTATCGGCGACCAGCACCACCTCGACGCTCGGATCGAGCTGCTCGGTGATCGAGCGCAACGTGCGGTGCAGGTCGGCGTGACGTCGCGCCGCGGTAGGCAACACAACGGACAGCCAGGGCACACTCACGCGTGGACCTCGGCGCGCATGCTGGCCGCCAGGCAACTCAGGCTGCCGATGGTCGAGATACCGTACGAGCCGCCACCAGTCAGGCGGATAAAGTCGACGGTGGTACCGAGCCGGTCGTCGCGCTCGAGCGCCTGCTTGATGCTCTTGCGTCCGACGGGCGAGATGAACGGGTTGAGCTGCGCCTGAGCGCGCGGCAAGCCGGCTTTCAGGTCGACCAGCACCCACACGTCGAAGTGGTACATCGTCGGCACGTCGTCGGCGGTCATCGGAAACGTCTCGTCGTAGGTCCAGTCGACCAGCCGCGGATAGGCCAGCGGAAAGTTGGGCTCGTCGGGCTCGGTGGCGTGCGCGCGCAGTCCGTCGATGCCTTCCAGCGCGCGCTTGATGGCCGCCAGGACCTCGTCGAGCGTGGCGCTGCTCATCCGAGCGGCTGTCCGGCGATGCTGGCCGCCACGCGCTGACCGACCAGGCGAAACTGGTTCAGGATCTCGGCCTGGTTCTTGTAGAAGGCCGGCCGCATGTACGGGTTGGGCGGGATGCCGCGCAGATGGATGGCGCGCGCCAGGGCGAAGGCACGACGACGGATCTGTTTCGGATTGACGCTGCGCGGCGGCTGGCGGCGATTGGTGATGCGCCCGCCCATCTCACGCTCGAAGCCAGGCATCACCCGCTGCCGGCCAACGAGCGCCGGGCGCCAGTGGCGCATCACCCAGCCGATGAGCGCGTCCACCGGCGGCATGCGCGCGCCGGCCTTGCGTCCGAACTCAACGGGTGCGCCGTAGGCCACGCTGGGGCCAACGTGCCCCACCTGCACGAGACCCTCGCCCTCGATGCGATGCGTGATGCTGCCGGCCAGACGCCGCTGGTCGCGTGGCGCGAGCGTGCGCGCATCGCCTTCGATCAGCAGCAAGCTGGTGGTCATCGCCTGGCGGATCTCGTAGCTCAGGTAGAACGGCGTGCGATCCAGGCGATCGATGGCGGTCTGGATGTCGGTCACGCGATCTCGGGCGTGTCCTCGTCTTCCTCGGGAATCTCGGGCTGATCCTCGTCTTCGGGCTCGGGCTCGAGCTCCGGTAGTGGCATTGGTTCGGGTTCGGGAACCGGCGGCTGAGGTGGGGCAGTCATGGGTGAGAAAACTCCTAGGCGATCACGAACTGGGGTGTCTGACGGTCGCTCTGGTACTGGTTCAGGATGGCGGCGACGTCCGGGTCGGTCTGTTGCAAGTAACCCAGTTGACCGAGCTGCGGCGCTTCCCAGATGCCGAACGGCGCGCTCGGCCGACGCAGGTAGCGATTGCCGAGCAGGATGTTGGCCTCCTTGACCGGGATGGGCGGCGCGTCGGCAGTGGGCCAGCCCCAGTAACCGGTGACGCGCACCTGGTAGCCCGGCCAGAAGGCGTACGGCGCGGTGGGACGCAGACGGATCTGGGTGTAGTTGCCGGGGTGGCCACCGGTGAGCCCGGTGTTGAGCGGATACAGCATCCAGCTGGTGCTGGGCATGCTGACTGAAAACGAGCCGTTCAGACCCAGGTCCAGATCGATAGCCGTCACGCTACCGATATCGGGTACGTCCAGGCGATCCAGCCCCGGATACCAGGCCGCGCCGAAGAACCACGCGAAGGGAGGACCGGGCGGACCGTAATACGCGCCGACCGGCCACTTCCAGCCCCGGGAGGACGGGTCATTGTCGAAAATGCGCGGCGTGGCGACGGTGTCCTGGGCCAGAAACACGCGGTTGGTGTACTGCTCGATCATGCCCTGGGCAGCGTCCAACGCCATCTGGATCTGGGCATCCTCGAAGGTGTCGCCGATGCCGACGGCGGCCTTGAAGTCGGCGATGCTGACGTAGCTCACAGATTGGTGGCGCGTCGTCCCGTGGGTGGTGAGGCCAGTCCGGAGTCGGTCCCCGTAGCGGTCAGATAGCCGGTGGTGATGCTCGAGCCACTGCTCGAACCACCCGCATCCGCGCCGACGAGTGGACGGACAGGTGGACCGAGTGCGCCAGCCAGACCCGAGTCGGTGCCGAAGCCGCCTTGCGGATCGGTGGCGCTGGGCGTAGGCACGCTGCCACGCTGCGGGAGTGCCGTCTGCAGGCTTTCGCCCACACCCCCCGAGTAGCCAGGTATCTCGTTTGCCATGCGTGTTTCTCCTTTACAGGCCGGTGATCTTCGCGAAAGCGGTCAAAGCCCAGTGATGCGGGCGAAAGCACTCCCTCTCCACACGACAAACGCAGCCCGGAGTTCCGCCAGAATGGACTGCATATTTCTGATGAATTGCTGGTCGATGTAGCCCACCCGGATCGAGCCTTCTTCGCGATCGAACAGCATGCAGTCCTGATCGAACGCGCCGGTCAGCCCGGTGCCCTGCGGCAAGCCGAGCGACTGCACGATCGGCAAGCCCCACAGCGTGGTGGGGCCGGGCATCGAGGGCTGCCCCATCAGGTAGCTGCCCGCGCCCGCGGTGGCCGTCGCGGCGTTTTCACGCGCCAGACGGATGGTCTGGTAGTCGAGCGGGTTCAGGCAGATCGCGGTCGGACGACTGAGACCCGTGACGCGCACGGCGGTCATGCCATTGAAGATGGCGTCCTGGTCGCTATTGGTGCCGCGCCCGATGGTATTGATGGCGGTGTTGTTGAGCAGGCCGAGCAGGTTCTCGCCGGTGCCGTCCCCAGAAATGATCTGCGACTCCAGCGTCAGGTTGAGGCCGGTCATCAGACGGCTGTCGATGATGCCGCGCAACGCTGGCGCGTCCTGCAGCATGCGATTGGTGATCGGAATCCACTGCGCGATAGTTCTGACCGGCGACAGCTGCGTGGCGTACGTCAACGTCATCTCGGGCTTGGCGCCCGAGGTGCCGGTGGTGGCGGTTGCCTGTGGCACCGGTGCCGCGGCGTTGGTGTAGGTGGTCTCCGCCACGTACTGGATGGTGTCCGAAGTGGTGCCCGAGCGCGGGATCAACTCGAGGATGGTCAGCTCGCGAGTGAGGATCGGCACGCGCAGGCCGGGCAGGATGTCCGGGATGACGAAGGCGCCACCATTCCCGGCGGAGCCGGCGTACACCAGCGTCTTGGTCGAAAATCCCTCGAGCTCGACGTCAACCTTGTAGTTGAGCGACTGGCCGTTGAGCACGCCCGAATTGACGAGCGCCTTGTACTGGGCGTTTTCGAGGAACTGCTCGCCAGGGGACTTTTCGCCTTCGACGGCACGTTCGGTGGTCCCACCGGCGTGGCGCATCTGGCCGGCCGCCTGGTTGTAGCGATTGACGTTGCCGAAGATGCGGTTCTTGCGCTCCTCGTGCTCCTCCAGCGGCGCGAGAAATTCCTCGAGCTTGTCGATGGTCTGCAGGATGGAACGCACCTCGGCGTCGTCCTCGCTGCTGATATCGCCGTCGCCCCACTTCTTTTCGATCTCGGCGGCGCGTTCGTAGCGGACCTTGCTTTCAGCACGCAGCTGGCCGAGGTTCATGCCGCGCATGGCGTCAGGCGTCAGGGTTTCCATCTATGCGATCTCCCGGGTCCGGAAAGCCCTGAGCGTGCGGACCAGCGCAAGGCGTAGCTGAGTTTTTTTGATCTCCGCGTCGCTCGGACGCGAACGGGCTTCGACGAGCTGGCTCGCCTCGCGGGCGAGCGTGGCGTACCACCAGCCGAGCTGCATCAGGTCCTCGAGTGACGTGTCGGGATCGAACTCGCCGGTGACCTCGTACAGCTTCGTGCCGCCGTCCGAGCCCATGCCTTCACTTCGCGCGTGCGCGGCGAGGTGGGCTTTGCCGCCCTGGTAATTGGACGCATCGCCGATACGCGACAACGCGGCGCGCAGGTGGGGCAGGTCGAGTTTTCCGCCCGTGTCGTGGTGCGGATAGTGGCGCAGGCTGCGCGGCACGGTCTTGCCCTCGCCATCCTTTTTGCCGCCACCCTCGATAGCCGCGAAGCACGAGTCAGGCAGGTTGTTGATGTACGCCGTCGACCACACCGCCTTGGCGTCTTCCTTGACCGCGGTGACGGTAGCCGCGGCATTCAT